ATCGCACTACCGGGTCCGTATTCCATGGTCGCAGCAGCCTCATTCAAAGCTAAACTAGCAACAGCATCATAACTGCTACCAGCCGCTGAGCTCGAAGCCACTTGGGTCTGGGTCTCCATCGTAGTCAATCCATTGACTGACGGAGCTGGTCGGGTCATTGTGGGGGGTTCATCAGGTCCTTCGGCGTTGAAGCCGGAGAAATGATAACCGGAACAGGAGTCTCTATTTGCTACCGCTTTCGCAGTCTCAAAATAGCCTCCTTTGAAGGGAAATGGTCTTCCGTGATCCTCATAAGCCATAATCAATTCCTTGACGTAGCTTTCGAAGAAATCTTCGTCCCATTGTGAAGCACACTCTATCATCTGATTAACGATCTGGTCCATCGATAAATCATGGTCTCTAGTCCATTGCACAGTTTCAAAAAGCGTATCCTTCTTCATGGCTCCAGTCCATCTTCCAAAGAGTTTTCTCGGGTGTGATCCCAAGAAAGTAATCTCCTTGAAAGAACACTGATGATCTTCCAGGGGTTGTCCTTTGTATGCACTTGTGTACTCTTGTCCTACAGCTTTCATCAACTCTCCTATCTCAATAGGCGTCCAATTAGCTTCTTCTGAACAACACAAAATATGGTCGTCTCCAACAAACTTATTCCTGATGTGTTCGGAGTATTTGAGGTGTGGGTATTTCCTTTCAAAACAATGTCTGAAGTAAGCCTCGTTCACTAAACAATTTATAATTGTAGTGAAGAAGCATCCTGACATGTGATTGGATTTAGTCCAAAACCTAAATCTTCCTACTTGCGCCGGGGCTTTAGTCTCGTGGTCCAACAAAAATTTCATCTCGTTCTTAGTCACTCCGTACGTCTCAGCTAACTGAAACAGTACTCCGTAAGCGTAGTCTCTAAATACTGGGTGCATCCGTTTATCAAAACTCTTATAATCGCCTGCTATAAAGCTGTTTCCAACTTCAACCAGGTATCCGTGAATTGCATTCATGTCATAAGAGTATTGATTCAATCCTATTGCCGTAGGGGTCTGTCTTCCAGAATTATTGAAAGCCGATAAAATAGTACCAAATACCATTCTAAAAGCAACCAAACAAATCAAATCATTCGCATAGATCATTCTGATCCTGCAATCCTCTAACTTGCTGTCACTCACTGTCTCGTCTTTCGAATATCCTAAGAAAACGTGGTCTATGGGTTCACTTCCGTCATATCTCTGCATTTCTTCGACTTTCTCCAAAACCAAAGTCTTGAAAGCTGGCGTGTAGTGCATCTCTCCAAACTCATCAAACCAAACATACTCTTTCTTTCCTTTCTCCACTGTCGTGTAAACAAGAGGATAGCCTGCTGAAGTATCAGTCCTAAGAGAACAAAGTTCTCCAGGGATTCCTCTACAAGCCTGCTCAAATGTCAGTCGTCGTCTTCCTATCTTTCCAAACTCTAAACTTTCGTTATAGTGCTTAAAGATATCTTGAAATATCTGAGCCACTTGCTCTTCATCTACTTTCGGGTGGTCTGTGGAAAGAGTGTCTTTCACCGATTCGAAAATCGGATCTTTATTCTTCGCTCTAGAATCTCTACTTGTAAGTATCGGGATGTGTTTCTTAACCTCCTGAGACAACTCGCCTTGCAAAAAGCTTGGTTTAATCTTGCTTTTGTTTGGTAAGTATATCACCTGGTGGTCCTGAACCGCTTCAACCTTTACTACGTTCAAACTTCCGAGTAGAATCTCCATCTTCTTCTCATCACTAAAACTGCCTGAATTCTCACTGTAGT